GGGCTACGCCGCGGTCGAGCGCTGCGAAATTCCTGTCACGGACGGCAAGGTCGACATCGAGTATGCAACTCTGCTGTACCGGCGCCACACGCGGCCGCGTGCCGGCATCAAGAACGGCAATATGGGTGCCGCATCCACCGCCCAGGGGGACGGGGAAAACGCGGGCGGCCCCGGCCCCGGTGCCGGAAGTGTATACGAAAGCAGCCGCGCCCGGCGCGAGGCTGCGGAGGCCGCGATGGCGGAAATGAAGCAGGCCGAGATGAGCGGGTTGTACCTGGTCAAGGAAGAAGTGGATGCGGCTGTTTTTGAAATCGCGCGGTCGCTCCGCGACGGCCTGGCCAATTGCGCGCGCCGCATCGCCGGCGACGTGGCCGGCCTGAGTAACGCGGACGACTGCGAAGCGGTCATCGAGCGCGAACACAGGCTGCTGCTGCAAAGCATGGCGCACGCATTTGCCGCCCAGGTGAAAATCCATGTCGAGGTGGGTGGATGACGCCAGGGATCGTGGTGATTGCGGGGGCGTTCGCGCGCGGCCTGGAGCCGGACCCCAACATGACCGTCGACGAGTGGAGCGACGAGTACATGATTATTCCCAAGTCGAGCGGCGCCAACGAATACGGCAAGTACCGAACCAGCCGCACGCCACACGCCCGTCACGTGATGCGCGCCCTGTCGGACAACCACCCATGCAAGAGGGTGGCGTTGATGGGGGCATCGCAGATGCTGAAGACCCAGGTGGGCCTGAACTGGTTCGCCTGCAGTGTCCACCAGTCGCCGTCCAACTTCCTGTGGATTCTGCCGACCGGTAAGCTGCAGAAGCGAACCAGCACCCGCATCAGCAAGACCATCGAGGCTGTGCCACAGTTGAAGGAACGCGTCGCATCGCCCCGGTCGCGCGATTCCGTGAATACGCTCGACACCAAGGAATACATCGGCGGCGCGCTCACCATCGTGACGGCCGGCGCCGCCGCCAACTTGTCGGAGTTGCCGGCGCGGCGCGTGCTGTTCGATGAAATCGACCGTGCCGCACAGAACGTGGATGGCGAAGGCTCACCGGCGGCGCTGGCCGAGGCGCGCCAGACGACGTTTGACCGTAACCGCAAGGCATACTACCCCAGCTCGCCAACGATTGAAGGCGAGTCGCCGATCGCGGAGCTGTTCGAGCGTGGCACGCGGCGCGAGGCGCTGGCCGACTGTGTGCATTGCGGGCATCCACAGCCGCTGGTGTTTGAGCGCCTGCAGTTGTCGGACGATGAACAGGTGGCCATGTATCCGTGCATCGAATGCGGCGCCATGATGTACGAGACGGACAAGAACCGCATGTTCGCGCGCGGTGCCTGGACCGAGGGTGTGGAGGGGGATGGCGAAACCGAGAGCTACACTATCAGCGGCATGTTCTTGCCGTATGGCTGGGTACCGTGGATCACCTTGATGCGCGAATACAAGGCCGCGAAGCTGAAGCTGGAGGCGGGCGACGACACGCTGATGATCACCTTCTACAACACCCGCCTGGCTCGCCTGTGGGCGCGGTCGAAGGAAAAGACCAAATACGAGGACCTGATGAACCGCGCCGTGCAGAGCGGCTACTCGCTTGGTCGGGTGCCTGCCGGCGGCATGGTGCTGACTGGCGCGTTCGATACGCAAAATGACCGCCTTGAATTCAAGGTGGTGGCCTGGGGCGAAGGCATGGAAGCCTGGGTCGTCGACTACCAGATTGTCCCGGGCGACCCGGCGGATGAGGCCACCTGGGAGCGCGCGGCCGAACTGCGCAAGGAGCGTTACAGGCACGCAGGTGGCGAGATGCTGGAGATCGAAGCTGTTTTTGCCGACTCCGGCGGCTCCCACACGCAGGACGTCTACAACTTCGCATACACGCATCGTCGTGACCGGGTGTACGCCATCAAGGGGGCGTCGCGCCCTGGGCGCCCGATCATCAGCTCCAAGCCCACCATCGTCGATGTCAATCCGCGCGGCAAGGCGGAAAAGCGTGGTGGCCAACTTTGGTTTATTGGTACGGATACGGCAAAGGATTACCTCGCAGGTCGCTGGAAACTCACCAGTGGGGCCGGCGCGGTCCACTTCGCGAACAACCTGCCGGAAGAATATTTCAAGCAACTGACGGCGGAGTATCGCGTGTCGAAATATAAACGCGGCCACAAGGTCAGCGTATGGGAAAAGAAGGCAGGCGATCGCAACGAGGCGGGCGACCTGATGGTCTACAACCTGGCGGTGGCGCATCACCTGGGCCTGCACAAGAAAACCGAAAACTTCTGGCAAAACATGCGGAACAAGCTGAACCCGCCCAACCTCGATTTGTTCAAATCGGTGGAGGAGGTGGTTGAGCCTGGTCAGGTGGCGATGCCGGCGGTAGTACGCGTAGAAGAAGTGCCCACGCCGTCGCCAACTGCGCCGGCCAGCGCAGTTGTTGCGCCGATGCCTGCCGCAATAGTGCCGGCGCAAGCGCACGTCCCGCCCCTGGGTATGACACCGGCCCCGCCAGCGCCGGCTCCATCGATCGCGCCGACAGCGGCGCCGGCGAAAAGCCTGGTCTCCCGCGGCAAGATTTCGCTCAAGGGCACGCGGCGAGGCATGGCATGACGGCGGATTATGAACCCGATATCGTCGAGGTGATCATGCTGGCCTGCCAGGCTGGCGGCTTGGATTCGGATGCCGCGCGGCTGATCGAGATGCAGATTCGCTCCGACTACGGCGGATTGCGCGTGCGTATCCCGAAGCGAAAAAAGCACCCAACTGAAACCGAAAGGAAGGCCGCATTTGCGGATGGCCTGAGCGATATGTCAACGGAGGCTGTAACTACCAAGCACGGCATTAGTCGCGCCACACTGTACCGCTGGATGAAGGCCGGAAAAATTTGACCGAGACGGCATTGATGCATCAGGATGTCCCAAGTCGTCTCAAATTGCCCTGTTATGAGATGGCCGCGATTTTTAAACTTCCTTCAACTCATGGAGGAAGCAAATGGCTGGAATTACACTCGCGCGAGCCCAGGCTCAACTGGAAAACTACCTCAACGCTGAAACGGCCGTCCTGGCCGGGCAATCGTATGAAATCGCCGGTCGCAAGCTAACCCGGGCGGATCTGCAGTCGATCCAGGTGGGCATCAATGCCTGGGACAAGCGCGTCAAGGAATTGACCATCAGCGCCGGCGGCCGCGGCCGTGCACGCACTGTCGTGGTGGGTGGCTGATATGGCGATGCGTATGCCACTGGCGCCACAAAACACCCTCGACAAAATCATCGCTTACGTGTCCCCCCAGCTCGCGCAGCGGCGCATGGTCGCGCGCACCCAGCTGGCCATTGCTGGCGGCTACACCGGCGCCAAATTTGACCGTACCACTCTAAGCCGCTGGATGCCCGGTGGCGGATCTCCAACCACCGACATCATTCGCGACTTGCCAATGCTGCGCGCCCGCAGCCGCGACCAGATGCGCAACGCACCGGTTGCACTGGGGGCGCTGAACACGACGGTGAGCCACGTCGTCGGCACCGGCCTGACATACACGCCGGCGATCGACGCGGCGTGCCTGGGATTATCGACGGAAGAAGCCGACGCATGGTCGGAAGACACAAAGCGGCGCTTCAATACCTGGGCCGAATCGCTCGATTGCGACCTGGCGCGGCGCTTGAATTTCTACGGCATTCAGGAACTGGCGTTTCGCTCGATGCTGGAGAGCGGGGACAGTTTCATTCTGACGCCACGCGTCAAGCGGGCCGGCGCGCCTGAGCGTTTGGCGTTGCAGCTGGTCGAGGCCGACCGCGTATGCAACCCGAACCGCCAACCGGACACCGCCACCCTCGTCGACGGCATCGAGCTCAGCCCAGAGACGGGCGAAACCGTTGCCGTGCACGTTGCGCGTCATCACCCCGGCGATCCGCTTGCAAAGGGTAACGACTGGGACCGGCGCACGATGCGCGGCGATAGCACAGGCCGTCGGAACGTGCTGCACCTCTTCAAGCCGCTGCGTCCAGGGCAAGTGCGCGGCGTGCCGATGATTGCGCCGATCCTCGAACCGCTGAAGCAGTTGAGCCGCTGGACCGATGCGGAGCTCAACGCTGCCGTGGTCAGCAGCATGTTTGCGGTGTTCATCAAGATGGACCCGGAAGCATTTGATGATCTGTTCGAAGATGATGCAAAGGGCGCAATCGTCGAAAAGTCGAGCCGCTGGAGCGGTGAAATCGAATCTGGCAAGGCGATCAATCTGCTGCCGGGGGAAAGCGTCGAGACCTCGACGCCGGGGCGCCCGAATCCCGCCTTTGATCCATTCTGGGGGGCGATCGTACGCCAGATCGGTATGGCGTTGGACCTGCCATACGAGGTGCTGACCATGCACTTCCAGAGCAGCTATAGCGCCGCGCGCGCTGCGTTGCTGATGGCTTGGAAAGCGTTCAAAGCCCGGCGCGACATGGTGGCCACGTATTTGTGCCAGCCGGTGTTTGAGCTGTGGCTTGCGGATGAAGTGGCAGAGGGGCGGATTGCCGCGCCAGGCTTCTTCGTCAGCGACCTGGTGCGCAGCGCGTGGTGCCGGGCGGTATGGACCGGTGATGGTCCAGGCAGCATTGATCCGGTCAAGGAAGTGGTGGCGGCGCGCGAACGCATCGAACTGGGCATCAGCACGAAGGAGGCGGAAAGCATCCAGTACGACGGCGTGTCATGGCAGGACAAGCATGCTCAGCGCGTCAAGGAAATCAACGCGGAGAAGGCTGCCGGCATTTACCTGGTGCCGGTGGGGCGCCTCGAAGTCCCAAAGGATGACGACGAGGACGACGACAACGACGATGAATCAACGCCGAAGGATGACGGTTCAACGCTCTCGCCTGGTGACGATTGACCCAAGTCGTCTCAAATTGCCCTGTTTTTGAGACACGCGGATCTCTAAAGTTTCATCCATCGCCGCCCTGATACCAACGATGAATATTTCCGACATCCTTAACGCCCCTTGGGCGATCGAACCAAGCCGCCTGGTGGAGATGCACGCGATCTACGCCGCACACTTGCGCGGCGAAGTCGCGGATATCGGCGCCATCGAGAAGCGCATCGGCAAGCCGCTGGACAATCAGCCGCGGTCATACGAAATCCGTGAAGGCGTGGCGATCCTGCCGGTTGAAGGCGTCATCGCGAAAAAGATGAACATGTTCAGCCGCATCTCGGGCGGCGCCAGCAGCCAGATGCTCAACCAGTACGTGATCGATGCGGAAAACGATTCCGCTGTGCATAGCATTGTGCTGGCTGTTGACAGCCCAGGCGGTGCGGTCGATGGCACGCAAATCCTGGCCGATACCATCCTGGCCGGCCGCACTAAAAAGCCGATCGTCACGCACGGCAGCGGAACGGTGGCCAGCGCAGCGTACTGGATCGGCAGCGCAGCGAGCAAGGTCTATATCGCTGACGGAACCACCATGGTCGGCTCGATCGGTGTGGTGACATCGCACACCGATGTCAGCGGCGAGCAGACGGCGCGCGGCATCAAAACCACCGAAATCAGCGCCGGCAAGTACAAGCGCATTGCCAGCCAGTATTCGCCCCTGTCGACCGAGGGCCGCCAGAGCATCCAGGACCAGATCGATTACCTGTACTCGCTCTTCGTCGGCGCCGTTGCCAAGCATCGTGGCGTCTCCGTCGACGTTGTGCTTGAAAAGATGGCCGATGGTCGCGTGTTCACAGGACAGCAGGCGGTCGATGCCGGCCTGGTGGACGGCATTCTTACCATCGACGCGCTGATCGAAAAACTCAACCGGGAGCGCACGTCGCTGCCTGGACCGCAACGCACTGCGGCAAGCCTGTCCACCTCCATCCCACCGAAAGGAAAAACTGTGTCCACCACTACCACCCCCATCACCGCAGAGCAATTCCAGGCTGAAAACCCGCAAGCGGCCGAAGCCCTGCGCGCCGAAGGCGCCGCTGCAGAGCGCGCCCGTATCCAGGCGGTCGAAGCGCAATCGATGCCTGGCCACGAAGCGCTGATCGCGCAAATGAAATTCGACGGCAAGTCGTCGGGTGGCGCTGCCGCGCTGGCGGTTCTGGCAGCGGAAAAGGCCAGCCGCGCGAAGCATGTGCAGACGTCTGCACAAGATGCACCGGCACCTGTGCCCGTTGCGGCTACCCCGACCGTTGCCGCGCCAGTCGCTCTGCCTGGTGCGCAGTTGACGCGCGAAGAACTCGATGCGAAAGCCAAGGCATACATGGCCGAGCATCCGGGTACCAGCTACGTGCCGGCATACAAGGCAGTCGGCGGCAAATAACCCTTCAATCACCCCCCTGCACAACGAGGAATCCAATATGGCAGCTTCTGCTATCAAACTCTTGACCCTGAGCGTGGTGGCAACTGCCGCCCTCTCTGCAAACCGTGCGGTCACCGCCGCTGGTGCCGTTCCCGCCGCTGGTGCGCGTTGCGCCGGCTTCACTGATTTTCCCGCTGCGATCGGTGAGCGCGTGTCCTATGGCGCGCTGGGCACCGTTGTTGCCGAAGCGGGCGCCGCTTTCACGGCGGATGCCGCGCTGGAACTGGACGCAACCGGCCGCGTCATCACCAAGGCTGCCGGCGTAGCGGTTGCACGTGCCGTGGGCCAGGCCGCCACCGCTGCCGGTCAGTTGGTTGAGGTTCTCCTCATTCCCAACTGATCCGACTTTACCTATCCACTAAGGAAATTCCATGCCACAAATGAGCAACTCCCAGGCACGGATCATTGATCCAGTCCTGACCTCGGCAGCGCAAGGCTATACCAACTCCGAATTCGTCGGGAGCGCGCTGTTCCCGAAAGTCCCGGTAGCACAGCGCGGCGGCAAGATTGTCACGTTCGGCAAAGAAGACTTCATGCTGTACGCGACGGGCCGCTCACCTGGTCAAAACACCAAGCGCGTATCGTTCGGCCACCTGGGCGCACCATACGCGCTGGAAAGCCACAGCCTGGAAGGGCAATTGCCGATCGAGACCATGCAGGAAGCGAAGGCGGTGCCTGGTATCGACATGAGCACCACCACGGTCAACAAGACCCAAAACATCATCGCGCTGCGCCTGGAGAAGCAGCAGGCCGATGTGGCGCGCAATGCCGCTGCCTACGCAGCGGCCAACAAGATCACGTTGTCCGGCGCCTCGCAGTGGAGCGACTACAGCGGCACCAGTGATCCTGTTGCCGTGATCGAGGCCGGCAAGGAAGCCGTGCGCAAGAAAATCGGTAAGCGTCCGAACGTCGCCGTAATCGGCGCCGCCGTATTTGCCGCGCTGAAACAGCATCCCAAGATCGTGGACCGGCTGAAATATACCGGCCGCGACGTTGCCACGCCCGAATTGCTGGCTTCGCTCTTCGGCCTGGCCGAGGTGCGCGTGGGTGACGCCGTATATGCCGATGACGCAGGTGCTTTCTCGGACGTATGGGGCAAGGATGTCGTGCTGGCGTACACCGAAGTCGGCACCGTTGCAGAGCAGGGCAAGCCGTCGTATGGCTACACCTACCAGCTGGACGGCTATCCGGTCGTCGAAGAGCCGTACTACGACCGCAATGTGAAGAGCTGGATCTTTCCGGTGACCGACGAAGTCGCTCCTGTGATCGCTGGCGCGGACGGCGGCTACCTGATCACCAATGCGGTGGCGTAAGGAGCGGACATGAAGATTACGATCCTGAGCCCGGTGGACCACGACGGCAAGCGGCTCGAAGTGGGCGAAACCTATAGCGTGCCTGATCGCGCGGCCGATGCCCTGGTCGCAGCCGGCGCGGCCGAGCCTGCTGGCAAAGCCAAGGCCGCGCAGTTGGTGGAAGCCAAGCCGCCGGTTGTGCCAGAAGCTGCCGAGCCAGCGGCAGGCGAAGATCCGGCAGTTGACCAGGGCGGCCAGTAATGATCGGTGACGACCTGTCCCCCTTTTTCGTCAAAGGCGAATTTTGCGGCGAAGACGACAAGCTCGACGGCGTTGATGTGGTGGGCATATTCGATGCTGCATTCGTCGTGGCCGGCGGCGGACTGGGGATGTCAGGCAGCCGGCCGGCATATACGCTGCCGACCGCCAGCGTTCCTGCTGACGTCATCGGCATGGCGTTGGTGCACGCTGGCACGACATACCGGGTCGAGGACCATCAGCCCGACGGTACGGGCGCCAGCGTACTGATTTTGGAGGACGCATGAGCGACACGGCGTTCCTGAAGATCACCACTGCGATCGTGCAGAAGCTTGGTGCAGCATCCGACATCGACGCGCTGATTTATCAGGCGCGGGACCGCCAAGTGCCTGAACAGGCGAAGTCTGCGATCAACGTCCAATTCGAATCGGGCCTGCCGTCGCGCGGTGTGATTCGAGGCGCACCGGTGGATTGGGATTCCCGCTTCGTGATTGAAGTGTATGCCCGTACCACCGCGCAAACGCCAGACGCCGCCGTCGATCCTTTGCTGTCGGCGGTGTACCGCGAGATCGCCAGCGACCCGACACTGGGCGGCCTTACCGACGACATCGGCGAGCCCGTAATCGAGGCGGAATACAGCAGCGAAGGCAAGAAAACAGGCTGGGTCCGTATGACGTATCCAGTCCAGCACCGCACCGCAAATATGACCTTGGAGTAAGCATGAAGTCAAAGCAAATTGCACAATCCGGCACCGTTCCGGCTGACGAATCGACAGTGTCGGAGGTCGGCCTGGACAATGCTGCAGTGATTCCCCCTGCGGCCGACGAGCTCCACATTCCTCCCCCGCCAAGCGGCGGCTCCTGGACGTGGAGCGGTACCGAGTGGACCAAGCCTGGCGCTGAGGCGCAGGAAGCCGTCGCCAATGCGGCGCAGACCGTGAAGGAATAAGCATGCCACGTTACATCCGCAATACCGTCATCCTTGCCAAGGTGGAAACCACGGCCGGCACGGACGCAGTCCCCACCGGCGCGGCCAACGCCGTGCTGGTGACGGAAATGAGCATTGATCCACTGGACGCGGCAAATGTGCAACGAAAAGTTGTGCGGGGCTATTTCGGCGCCAGCGAGGAATTGGTGGGGCCTGCCAGCGTTAAGGTTTCGTTGACCGTGGAACTGGCCGGTTCCGGCACCGCCGCGACGCCGCCAGCGCTGGGCGCCTTGCTGCGCGGCTGCGGCGTTGCCGAAGGCGTGCTGGCCACGCCGGCGCGGGTCGAGTACACGCCGGTCTCGACCGCGCAGGAAACGCTGACGATTTATTACTACGATGACGGCGCGCTGCACAAGCTCACCGGCGTGATGGGCAACTGCACGCTGAACGCAAAGATCGGCGACAGGGGTGTCCTGAAATTCGACTTTGTTGGTCTCGATGCCGGCCTGTCCGCCGCAACCCCCAGTGGAACGTCGTTCTCGGCATGGAAAAAGCCTGTCGCGATTTCCAAGGCAAATGTCACCGACATCATCCTGGGCGGTTCCTACGCCGCCGGCGCCATCACCGGCGGTACGCCGTATTCCAGCACGGGGCTGGATCTGATGCTGGGCAACACGGTCAACTTTACCCCTCTGCTCAGTTCCGAGTCGGTCGATATCACCGACCGGGAGTCGACTGGTGGTATCGAACTAGATCTCACCGCGGCGCAGGAAGTGGCGTTCATGACCAGCGTCAAGACGAACCTGACGCAAGGCCTGGCGTTCACCATCGGCACGGCCAGCGGTAACAAAGTGCTCATTTATGGCAGCAACGTGCAGCTGACCAAGCCGAAGAAGGTGGAGCGCAACGGTCGTCGCCTGATTGGCTATGACCTGCGCTTTATCCCGTCCGCCGCCGGTGCGGGCAACGACGAATGGCGCCTGGTCTTCCTGTAAATCGCAATCCGGCGGCCATCTCATTCGATGCGCCGCCATCATTCAACGGGCAGATGCCCAGAAAAGAGAAATTCATGACCAAGAAATACACCCTGGCGATCAGCGATACCGTCGTAGTGCCGGTCAAAGGGACGCTGTCCGATGCGGGCGGCAAGCCGTTTCCATTCAAGTTCAGCTTGGTGTGCAACCGCCTGGGCGCCGAGGAACTGAAAGCTGCGCTGACCGGTTCCGACGAAGTGCTGCTGAAGGAATTTGTCACCGAGCGCGCCGTGGGCTGGAAGAACCAGACACTGGTGCTGGAAGAAGACGGTCAACCGGCGGAATTTTGCGCCGACGCCCTGGCCGCGCTGCTCGATATTTCGGGCATGGCACTGCTGTGCTTCAACGCCTACGTCGAAGAATCGGGCGCGAAACGAAAAAACTAGCCAAGGTCGCCCGCTGCGCCGCGTTGCGGCAGATCGAAACCGAGGAGCAGCAGGAGCAAGACCGCGACAACCTCGACGAGGCGCTGGCCATGTTCGGGCTGGTGGCGGAAACGCACGAAAGCGCACCGTTGCAGCCGCTCTACCTCTGGCCCTGCAACGTGCGCAGCTGGCTCCTCTTCCAGAAAGTGCAGACGCAGTGGCACACGGACCAGGGCATTCCGGTCGGGCTGGATTACAGCCGCGTTAAGAGCGCTTTATCGATGCTGGGCGTGAAGCGGCGCGACCGCTGCGAATTGTTTGAAGACATCCAAGCCATGGAATTGGCAACCCTGAACGCCTGGAACGAAAGACGAGAAAACAGTGGCTGAATCCCGTGTAGTCATCACCGCAGAAGCAAACCAAGCGATCCGCGAGTTCAATCGCCTTCGCGCCGAAGCCAGCGGTTCGCTGCAGCAGCTGGCCGCCGTGGGCAATACGGTGGTCCACGTGCTGCAGTCCATCGGGGTTGCGGTCAGCGCGACGCAAATCATTGCGCTGTCCGATGAGTACACCAAGTTCACCTCGCAATTGCGGCTTGCCACGCAGTCTGCCCGTGAGTACAACGCGGTCTACGGTGAGGTGAAGCGCATCGCCACCGACTCCCAGCAATCGCTGGCCGGCACTGGCACGTTATACGCACGCATTGCGAACGGCACCCGGGAATTGGGTGTCGAGCAGAAGCGTGTCTCGGCCATTACCGAGTCGGTCAACCTGGCGCTCCGGGTATCCGGGGCAACGGCGACGGAATCCGCCTCGGCGCAATTGCAACTGTCGCAAGCATTTGCGGCAGGTGCCCTGCGAGGCGAAGAATTTAACGCGGTCAACGAGGCGGCGCCACGGCTGATGAAGGCGTTGGCCGACGGTATGGGCGTGCCGGTCGGCGCGCTGAAGAAGATGGCGGAAGAGGGGCAGATCACCGCAAAGGTGATGGCGGATGCATTGCCGCGCTCCCTGGAAAAGCTGCGCGTGGAAGCGCAACAGGTCCAGACCATCGGTGGCGCCCTGCAGGTGGCCAAAGACAATGTGATGGAATTCACGGGCATGCAGGCCCAGGCCAGTGGCGCCGTGTCGGTCCTCGTCGGCGGCATCGGCATGCTGACCAGCAATCTTGGCTTGCTGGCTGGCGGCATTGTCACGTTGACCAGCGCACGCCTGGCAACCTGGCTGACATCGCTGGCGACCGATGCCTATGCTGCGGTGGCATCTAAACGGGCT